GCTCCCACATCTAAAACTTGGATGTATGCGCGATTTCCGCAACATAATGGGTGAGCTATGGGATGATAAAAAATGGAATGCATCGGATCATATCTACCGATTTGACCATGACGTACTGATAGAATTTTTTAGCGCAGATCAGCCAGGTAAAGCCCGTGGCCCTCGTCGTGATATACTCTATTGCAACGAGGTTAATAATATTCCAAAGCCTATTTTTGACGAATTAGATATGCGTACCCGCAGATTTGTTTTTGTCGATTTTAATCCTGTTCAAGAGTTCTGGTGTCACGACCTCAAAGGTCGGCCTGAGGTCGAATGGATACACTCAACCTATCTCGATGCTCGGCACGTTTTACCAGAAACAATCGTAAAAAAAATTGAAGCTAAACGTCTAACAGATCCAAACTGGTTTCACGTTTATGGGCTTGGTTTAGTTGGCAAAATAGAGGGATTGATACATCCACATTTCGATACTACAGCAGAATGGCCGACGCACGGAAATATCGAAGGCTACGGGCTGGACTTCGGATTTAATGACCCTGCAGCACTTGTGCGGTGCAAAATATCCGGAGATTATTTTGTATGCGATGAGGTAATTTATCAGAGCGGACTGACCAACCTCGACCTTTCGATGAAAATGGAACTGGCAGGTCTGCGAAAAGGGAAGGATGAGATCATAGCAGACTGTGCAGAGCCTAAAAGCATCGAGGAGTTATATCGTATGGGATGGAATATAAAGCCTGCTATAAAGGGCCCGGATAGCGTTGTGGCAGGCATTCAAAAGGTAAATCAATATAAACAGGTATGGACTAAGCGCAGTGTGAACGCGATAAAAGAGCAGCGGAATTATATGTGGCAGCGCGATAAAAACGGGAAAATTTTAGATATACCGAGCAACTCTGGAAATGATCATTTACTCGATGCCCGTAGATATTGGCTATCTAAAAAGCGGCTTGGCCCAGCACCCGGACAGGTTTTGAGGATAGCCATATGACCGGAGATCAGGCCGTGGAATACGCTCGGGTCAAAGCTGCCTGTGCCTCTCTCGGCGAGCATTTTGACAGTGTGCAGATATTTTGTACTAAAATGTCAGATAATCAAAGCGATACAAAACATTACATTAAAGGGTGCGGAAATTGGTTTTCTCGCTATGGACAAATAAAGGCCTTTATTTCTGACATGGAAAAAGGTTATATTCTTGGTAATGACGAAACGCAAGAAAATAATAAAAAAGAATGGGAGTAATCATGATAGACAAAAAAAAGAAAAACTATTTAAAAGAAAAATATAAAAATCTTGAGTCTATAAAAATATTAAAATCTTTAAAAAAATATGGAAAAGTGTGTATCAATACAGAAACATTGGAAACTTATTTAATAGGAGTAAAACATTATGGCTGATATAATCGTCCCTGCCCCTGCTCAGATGTCGAATAGCGGATATGACAACATTCCTGTTGGCGGATCAATACAGAATACGACCGCATATCGTGATGTCAGACAGATGAACATATACGAGTTTATGGAAGCTACCTACACCGGGGAGGATGGGTATCGCGATTGCTCATATTTAACGCCTACTGCCAGAGAGACATTCTATGAAGATCGACGGCGAGTCTCGTATTATGTCAATGCATTTAAGCCTATTCTAAACGCTATGGTAGATGAATGTTTCAACAAGCCTGCGACACGCACGACAAATAACAATCTTTTTCAATCTTTCATCGAGAACTGCGACGCTGCGGGTACCCCACTGGGTACGTTTATGCAGAGCGCAATTAAAAACGCTCGGCTATATTCAATCAATTTTATTGTAATGGAAAATTTTAAGCCAGAAGAATTGCAAACTACCGATACTATCGAACAGGCTGCAAATCAAAGACTATATCCATATATTTACGAAAAAGAACCTTGTGACGTATACAAAACCGAAACAAACAAACAAGGCGCTCTTGAAGCAATAACTTTTTGCGATGAGGAGATAGAAATTGGTGGCAAAAAGGTCGAAACGTATCGCCGATGGGATGATAATACGTGGGAAACATTTTATCTGAAATATTCTGATGGCGAAGAAATAAAGGTCCCGCTCGAAAGCGGAGTGCATGGTCTTGGTATGCTGCCGGTAGTGGCGATTATTGATTTTGCACGTACTGCATCGCTCAAAGAATTACCGGAACCTGAATTATACGATATTGCGTTTCTTTGTTTTGGATTGTTTAACAAAGAATCTCAGGTATGCTGGATGGAAATAATGCAGACTTTCGCGATTCTCTGCACGAGTGGCATGGGAAACAATGCGAAGGCAATCGGGCCCGGTACGTTCCTCGACTCTGGAACGGATAGCAAATATCCGCCTCAGTATGTTTCCCCTGCTCAGGATGGTATCCGCACGTTAATTGATAACTGCCAAAGATTAAAAGAAGAAATTCAGAACCAAGCAAAACAAAAGGGCGTTATCGGGATTAAAGAGGCGGAGAGCGGAATTGCAAAAGAATGGGATTTCCGAGCTGAAGAGGCGGTATTGTGTCAGACCGCTAACGCGTGCGAGCGCGTCGAGCTTGCATTATCGGTTATATTTGGGGCGTATATTAACAGTGCGGTATCTTATACCGTTGATTATCCGAAAGAGTATTCTCCTTTGGCTGATGGGAACAGAATCAATACCCTTTTGACGTTGCTTAAAGAGGCTCCTCCGAAGCCGGTTGAAACCGCCACATGGAAGGAAATTGCCGGTATTGTCTGGAAGGGAAATGAAGAAAAAATAGCAGAGATAGAGGCCCAAATAGACACCGCTGAAGCTGAAAATGTTGTGATTAACGACATGAGGACTCGTGAAACAGTACCGCCAGAAACATTGCCGAATGAATAAGCTGCAAAAATTATACGCCGATTTTGAGGAGAAAAATAAACGCATCCTCAAAAAAGCATCTGATGAGATCGCTGGCCAGATTACAGACAAAACTACGCCAGAACAGATTGGCGTTATCGTCAATCGCGTATATAATAAATATGGCATAGTCAAACAGCAAGAAACTTTATTGATGGATGCAGTGATAGATAGCGTGTCAATCGGTATCGGTAAAACCATAGCAGGGAAGGAACGTGTCAATAGTTTAAAGCGGTGGTTTGTCGAGCGCGCTTATTCTCCCGACGGGTCAAAGTTTTCATCGTCAATAAATGATTTAAACCGTGTCGATGAAATTATCGCAGAGATACAGCAATCGATCAAAGTCGGAAAGTCATGGCGCACTGCTGCACAAGATCTCATGGACAAGGGCATTCAGCGGGGCGATATTGCAAAAGATGTGCAAGAGGTTTTAGATCAAGCGCGCAAGGCGTATGGCATGACATCGGATAGTGAGGCATATAAAGCATATCGTAAGCATGTTGAGACAGTACAAAGACGCATAAACGGTTTGGTCGATCCATCAACAAGCAAGCTAAAAAGGGCATATCAGGATATCCTTGATCTTACCAATGAGTCATCCATAAAACAGATTGACAATGCGGCTAAATATGCCAGTTATTTCAAGGAGCGATATAACGCGGAGCGCATAGCACGTACCGAAATGGCCGGGGCGTATGGAGACGCTTTCGATACGGACAATTTACAGGATGAGGACAGTATTGGGGTGCGGTGGGTATTATCAAGCGGCCATCCATCACCAGACATCTGTGATTTTAACGCTGAAGCAGACCTATATGGCATGGGGCCGGGTGGATACCCCAAAGATCATTATCCTCCATTCCCAGCCCACCCGTCATGCCTTTGTTCGCTCGAACAAATAATTGAACGGCAAGAGCCTGCAAACACGAAAAAAGATTACAATCCAAAAGCCGCTGAGAAATATTTAAAATCGCTCTCCGAATCAAAGCGCAAAAGCCTACTCGGAGTTACCGGATCAGAAGAGTTTGAAAATAAGCCATCCTCATGGTCAAAACAGCTAAAAAATTTTGAACCCCACAAAGACCGCAAAGCCATAATTCCAAAAAAAGTATTGTACGGCAAATAATTCCTATTGATTTTATTTTGTGCGGTAATTATAATATAAATAATCGGGCAAATTTACCGATTTAGGTAAAAAAATCAAAAAAAGGAGTCTTTGATTATGGCCATGCAAATTAAGCGCAATTGTGTAGAGCCAACCGATAATGCTGTCGGTGCGGTACTTTTGAGGGCTGGAAGTTCGGCCTCGCCAGAGACTACGGCAAGGGCTGATGATAAATTCGTTGAGCTTCGATGCAAATCGACCGCTACCAGCGGCGACAATAGGCTTATCTACGCTCGATATGATCTCGATGGCGCTGGTGCAAGTGGTGAAGCTCTTAGGGCGTTTTCCGACCTTGGTGCAGTTTGTACGACCGCAAGAGGCGCTCATATCAGTTTGCAGGCTGGTGCAACCGGATACGTGTCTGGACTTGGCGCTGGTGTTGATGCTCAACTCTATGTTAATAACGAGGTGCTGGCTGGTGGGACATATGCGGCTCTAAACGCTGAAATCTACAGCGCTGGATCAACTTCGGCCGTTTCAGGAGTAACAAGTCTTTCCCTCTTCCGGGCTGTACTTGGTGGCGATGCCACGGGAGCCGGAAGGGTTGACGATAAAGCTAACCTTATAACCCTTACAGGTGGGGCAAATGGGTCTGGAAATATTGTCGGGGCCGCTGGTAATGAGCCCACGTGGACAAGTTCAACATATTTGATCCGATGCAATTTTAACGGTACTTCCATCGGTCTTGTTGGAGTGGCGCTATAATGCAGAGTCACATTGATATATTAAAGCAACGCGTTAATATGCTTATCGATGAGCATTTAAGAATTGAAGGTGCTTTGCGTGAAGTGAGGCACCTTATAAATTTTTTTGAGAATGGGGCCGTGGAGCCCGAAATAAAAAAACCATCCGTTGAGGTGGAACAATCACAGCCGCCCGTTGAGGCAAAGGAGTAAAGTATGGAATTGCAAGATGTTCTGGCTAAGATGAACGATGAGGAAAGGGCAGTAATTCAGCTTGCTATTGACAACGAGAAGAATCGCGGTATCGAAGCAAGCCGAAAAAAGGGCGAAGAGGTCAAAAAATATATGACCGAATCAAACCGTTATCGTGATGCAATCAAAACTACGCTCGAAGTGGATGACATTCCGAGCGATGCCGATTTAAACGAATTTCTTGCAACGAGAATTGCAACAAGAGGATCGAAAGACAAGGAAACTGAGCTTTCAAAAATGAAGCGTGAGATCGAAAAGGTAAACAGGCGTCTCGCCGATCAAGAGAAAGAAAAAGAGAAGTTACAGTATGAGTTGAATACAAAAACTATTCATTCTACAC